AAGGAAGAGTGATTTATTATGAGTAATTCAGTAGACAACGCTGTAAAACAGAAGATCATTTCTGACTACATTAAGACTCCACAGGGTCGTGCGAAGCTAGCCGCTTCAATGACTCAGCCCCTTCGTTTACGCAGAGACTATACAAGCGTTGGTCGTAAGACTTTCCTTGTAGAGCAACTACCAGACGGAGCTTTGCCTATTTATGACAAAGATCCCGATGTGACTGCTTTCGTAGTTGGTGAAGAGGGTGAGAACATCCTTGCAATCACTAAGCCTCGTAGGGTTATCTTCCCTCTTTTCGAGATTGCTTCAAACCCAGAGATTCCTTTGACTCAAATCAAGGAGCGTAGGTTTGACCTTATCGAGAGGGCACAAGATTTAGCTCGTGCTCAGATCCAAGCGGCAGAAGACGAGCGAGTATTCGCTATTCTTGATGCAGTTGCGGCAAACGGATTTGATAGCGTTGCAGGTCAGACTAACGCTGATCTCCCTGTTATCGCTCCTCTTAATGGTGCTGTTCTTGCTGACGCATACAGCCTCATTGAGCGTCACGACCTTCGTGTTGCTCGTGTATTCATGAACGCTCGTGATTACGCTGACATCCGTAAGTTCGGTAGAGACATTCTCGACATCGAGAGCCAAGCGGCACTCCTCAAAACTGGTCTACAGGCTACCCTTTGGGGTGCTCAGATCATCACTAGCCGACTTGTTCCTGTTGGAACTGTTTATGTCTGCTGTGAGCCAGAGATGTTCGGTCGTATTCCTGTTCGTACTGAGTTGACCGTTCTCTCTGCTGACGATCCAAAAGCTCGTACAATCGGCTTCTCAGTATTTGAGAATTTGGGTATTGGTGCTTATAACCCTCGTGGTCTTGCTCGTCTTACAGTACAGCGTTAATATCTAGTATATTCGCTTTACTTTCACCTACTTAGGTAGGTGTAAGAGGTACTAGAAAGAACCTCATCTTCTTCGGAAGATGGGGTTTTTTCGTATCTAGGGTTTAATATTCTCTTTATCGGTGTCTCTTATCCATAAAGGAGAGACACATCATGAGACTAAAGACTAAGAGAGATATTATAGACAGTATTGAGGAACATCTTCTGAATACAATGTCGAAATACATGAGCGTGGATGAGATCACAGCAGAGGCAGAGCGTCTGAGTGAGTTTGCCCTCAATGATCTTAAAGAGGTTGAGTCAACTCTTGTTGCCCCTGCTTTATCTAGGGTTGAAGGTTGGAACAGGTCTAAAGTAGATGTGGTTATCACAGACATATATGATGGATATGAAGGATATGAATGGTCTATCTCTATTTATGTTGGGTCTGCTTCATTTACTCACATGGGGGGAAACCGTATTGATGACATCTTAGAAGATTTCCAAGATTTCTCATCTTCTGAAGAGATGGAAGATTATCAAAATCTTGTGAGCGAGATAAAAGATCCAGGATCAACCAAGACCAAAGCAGAGATTACTCTTTTCACAGCCCAACCAAAAGGTTTTGATCGTAACCGATATGTAGAGAAAGGATTGTTTCTTACCTCTGATTATAGCGATGCCATAGGTCTTGCCCATGATCGAGGTAGGGAGGTTTTTGAGATCGAGATCCCTCGTAAAAATGTACTTGAAACTAAGGGTGGCCGTATTCGTTGGTATCAAGTAACCAGACGCACTCAAGCAACAATACGACAGGTCTGAGTTGATCTTAGAAAGAACCTCATCTTCTTCGGGAGGTGGGGTTTTTTCGTATCCTGGGCTTAATAGTTTATTTATGACCCCCCCATAAGTGATCTCTTTAACCTTAATCATAATGGAGAAATATTATGAGAAGATCAGCATCAGAAACTATTAGAAACCTTGAGATGAGAATCGCACGACTTGAGAAGCAATCAAGTTGGGATGAACCAAGAAACTACAACCATCCAGCTATGCAAGCTGTTCGTGATCTTGAGGGTACTAAACTACTTGGCTTTGAGCTTGAGGAGTCATTCTCTGGTGCGATTATGTGGTCAAATGGAGATGATGAGATTTACATCACCTATGATGGACCAAAGACCACTTTCGTCTTTACTCAAGAAGACGAGTACGGTACACCAACAACTGTTGGTGCAGTAAACATTGGTCGTGGTGGGAATGACCCTGTTGAGTCCGACTTCCTAAAGGCTTCCAAGAAGGTTTTAAGAAGTTTGTAGTCTCTACGAAGAGATGGGTTTAATAGTCTCTTTATAGGTGTCTTTTCTCCATAAAGGAGAGACACCATGAGACTTACTATCGCTTTACTCTTATCTGTCTTGCTCACCTCTACGATTTCTCACGCTGAAGAGAATAACTGGGAAGTGAGTTTAGGGACAACGCAAATGTTCATAGGTGGGTACAAAGAGGGTTCAATACCTGTACCCACGAACTCTGCCACATTCATCTTATCTCGTAAGATGTATGAGAGCTTTGCATTATGGGTTGTGTTCAATCTACCTACCTCCTCTAACAAAAGGTTTACAGAGGAAGGTTTACTTGTAGAGTCTCAGACACCACCTAGTCTTATGCTAGGTGCGAGTTATGAGTTATTGGGCTATGAGATCTCCGACAAGAAATGTTTAGGTCTTGATGTTGGTGCTTCAGTCGGACACACGATTACGCTTAATGGTCAGTTCTTCCCTGTGGGTGCGTTTCGTTTGAAGTTCGTTAAAGACGAGGACAGCACTATGTATGCAGGGGTGACAACCTCACCATATAATCCAGATGGTGATTTGGTGTGGGGTTTGATCTATGGCATGGGGTATAGATTTTAAGATAGTTAACTTTGGGTGGATATCAATAGTTTGTTTATGCCTCCTCATAAGTGATCTCATTAACCAAATGGAGAACTATTATGAGAAGAACAGTCAGCGAAGTAATTAGGGGTCTTGAGGGTCGTATTGCACGACTCGAAAAGTCATCGGGTACTCAAAAAGCCATACTTGCACAAAATATTAAAGATGAGATCAATGATTACATTGAGGATGTGTGGGGTATGGATAGTGAGTGGTGCTACAACAAGATAATAAGTGTAAAGGGGGGGGTTGACAAGGGGTTGTATATCCTCATTGAAGTCGGTTGTGAAGACGCAGGGGTAGATGCCGAATATATGATTGTATCACAGCGATATAACAGGCAAGTTTTAGTGGAAAAAGAAATCTTGAGTCTAAGAGAAGCACAAAGAGAATTTAAGAGTGTGAGATAAACCCTCGATAAAGATTGAATAAGTCTAATGGGCCAGGGGGTTGAGGATATGGTCGAAGCTACAGACATGGGAGTAGTTGGTGGGTGATTCAGATGAACCTACGAATATAGGATCTGATGTCGTGTAAGTTAGTGGTCGATCCCTTGTTCACATAAAGGACAAGTATCACCAATCTCGCACTTGATCACCTCAAGTTCGCCTGTAAGCCTTTCAACCTCTTGTTCAGTGCGAGAGATACGACTGAATAGTTCAAAGCGTTCAGAAGCGATCTTGAGATCATTTTCTATAGTGGTGTCTACCTCTGGTAAACTGACTTCTAACATTGAGATAGACTTAATTGTTTGGTCAAGACCTTTACGCTTATTCAAGACACGCTCAAGTGGGGAATGGTCTTTAACCTCCACATTAGGTATCGTTGGGAATGATGTTAAACCAACCCCAACGATACCTTCCATGACTCTTAGTCGGTTCTTTTCTTTACGGATTCGCTCAAGATCTTTGATCCCCATGAAGTCATGTGAGTTAACCTGTGGGAGTTTTACATTTTGCAAGGCGGATACGAACTGTGTTTGAAACATAAGTTTTTCTCTCTTTTCTTTGATTGCCTCTAACTTGTTTACTTTTTCTTCAAGAGATTTTATCGAACTCTCAAGGTCATTTATATGATTGATTGCGTTTTCTGCGTCCGAGAGTTCATTGAACTTTGGCAAACGCTTACGCTCATACTCTAAGTCTTCATGCTTTACTTTAATGCGTTGATTAAGGCTCTTAGTTTCGCTCCTAGAGAAGCTAGACGCTTTCTCTAGGGCTTCTATTGTCTTCACCTCTGACAAGGCACTAGAGAGGACACTAGGTGGCATATCGAGTAAGAAGATTTGTTCAAACTGACGAGCGATTTGAGGCCAGACAGTTTTCCCATCGACATCCACTGAAACGATGTTCAAGTCATCAAGCTCATCGGGAGTCTTTGACCCTACCTTATCTAGCTTTTGTCCGTTGATCTCATATTTGTTGACCCCTTTTCCCTTTTCCCAAATGACCGAGTTGCCATCATCAAAGTCGATAGAAACCTTTGATGATTTCTCACCTTTGCGAACATGAGAATAACCCCTAGCGTTAGAAAACGCACCTGCAATAGCTCTAGCACAAGCTGACTTGCCTGTGTTGTTCGGTCCTGTAATGACAGTCAGACCTTTGACCTCAAACTCAGCGTGTTTGATTGATTGGTAGTTTTCTATTTTGACTTGCATGGTGTCTTTTTCTCCTATCCCCTTTATATGAATGATACCGAGTCCATTAACTTCCGAAATAGTATAAGGGTATGTGTACCCTATACGAGAGGAGAGAAGATGTCTTTAGACACCAAATACAGACCGAGAACATACAGCGATGTTCTTGGTCAAAAGGCTACCATCCAAACGCTCAAAGGCTTTATTAAATCTGACGCAGGTTGGAGGCAGTCGTACCTATTCGCTGGCCCTTATGGTTCGGGCAAGACCACACTTGGTCGGATCATGGCTCGTGCTTTATTGTGTGAGTCTCCTGTAAATGGAGAGCCTTGTGATGAATGTCATTCTTGCAAGGCGATGTTAATGGGTAGCCATGATTCATTTATCGAAGTGGATGCGGCTACTAACAGTGGGAAAGCTGATGTAAAGAAGCTCTTGGAAGAGTTGGGTTATTCTTCCTTTTCGGGTAAGAAGAAGCTCTACCTCTTTGATGAGTCTCATCAGTTATCTAAGGACGCACTTGACGCTCTCCTTAAACCAATGGAAGAGAATGATCGGGGTAGCTTCGATAAGAAGCTCGTCTGTATCTTCGCCACCACTGAGCCAGAGAAGATGAGACAGACTGTTTTGTCCCGATGTGCTCCTGCATTCATCATTCGCCATGTGGATTCAGAAGAAATAGCAGACCGACTTCAAAAGGTGTGTGAGTGGGAGGGTTTCGAGTATGAGCGTGAAGCATTGGTCTTAATAGCCGACTTTACAGAGGGTCATATTCGAGATGCTTTAAAAGCCATTGAAGGTATAGCCTCGTCAAATGAGGGTACGATAGGTCTACCTGGCGTTAGGGCATATCTCCATGTAGATCGTAATGATGTGATCTGTCAGCTTTTATTAAGTGATAACTCTAAGTCTTTGAGCTTGGTCGATGAATTATTACAATCGACACCTGTAGGTATTGCTTATGATAGGTTGCAGTCAGCGTGTATGTTTGCGATTTCTCTTGGCATGAAGGCAGGTGTGCCACCACCATATTGGAACAGACCTCTCTTACAGGAGATATGGGACAGATACGGTATGCCTTTGTTAAGTCTAGCAGACAGTCTAGCGAGTCGTCCGATTAGACCGACAGGGGGTATGTTTAAGTGTGATTTATTGAAATGGAAAATTGGGGGGGTACAAACCCTCCAAGTGCCTCAAGCAAAGATCGAAGAAAAAATCCCCTTTTCAGAACCCCAAGTAGATAAACCCCCTTTAAAGAGACAACTTTCGTTGTCGGACTTTAGCAAGATGGTAAAAGGAATGGTATCTATTTAATACCATTCCTTTTTACTGTGAGTTGTCTATGAGAGAAACTTCGTGGGTTGTCCTTGAGCTTTCAACAAAAGGCGAAGATGAAGCCCTAAGAGGGTCGCTTAAAGATAAAATCATTTCTAGCACCGCTTTTAATATTGATGATGTATACATACCTTTGATGGTTCAGAGATACCATGAACCTATTTGGTTAATGGAGGGATACATCTTCATCAAGAGTGGCTATGGTGCAGTAGAGTATTATAGCTTGAAGCAATCTGGCCTTGTGAGAGACATCATCTCTCAGCTTGATAGTCGTACAGGTCTTATGAGTATGGGAGTAATCCCCGACTCTGATTTGAAGAAAATGGTCAAACAAGTAGATAATCTAGGGGGTTCTTTCAAACAAGGGGATAGGGTTCGATTAAAATCAGGTCCATTTAAGAGCTTTGAGGGGGATGTTGTGATGACTTGGAGAGATGGGGATGTGCGAATGTACGCTATCCACCTGTCTTTTAGAAGTGTGGAAATCATACACACTATAGATTGCCTATCTGTAGAGGGAGCTTAAACAAATGGATCAGAAGTTAATGGAACAGATTTTTTCGGACGAACAAGGACTTCATACTTGTCCAACTCCAAAGTATGTCTCGGATGATCAGATTGAAAAGATACATTCAATTTTAGAACATATGAGCAAAGTTTCTCCTGTAGAAGCTGATATGGTTGAACTACACCTATTGCATGGACTCAGCCAAGCATATCTTGGAAAAATCTTTGGGTATACTCAGCCAAATGTCCATTACAGGGTTAATCGAGGTTTAGATAGGTTGAGGGTCTACGCACAAATAACTATTTATGAGGAAGCCGAGCTAAGAGATTTGCTCTCTGGATTCTTTATCGACAATAAAGACATTGAAGTATTAGTTCTTTTATACATCTACTCTAGCCAAAGCCATGTGGCTCGTATTTTAGGAGACACACAAGGAAAGATCAGATACAGGTACTTGAAGTGTTTAAAAGCGATGGAACAATCACCTAAATTAAATGAGGTCTACAACACTTTCAAAGTGATAAGTGAAAACATCACTCTCCTTAGAGTCCTTCCTGAAAGTGTAGATCGGAAGAGAGTGATCTTATGACGGATAAGATCTTACCCAAAGACATCGTAAAGAGATGGGTCACTCAAGTAATGACTCAGAAGTATGACATCACGATCCACCCTCAAGAGTATCCTTTCGGAGAGAAGTTTATACGCAACATCCAAAAAGAAGATTGGGATGTAAGCATCATTGATGACCACAAGATTGTGGTCAGTTCTAACGATCCTATCAAACTCGCTCACCTAACAATAAAACTAAGGAGACAAGGCTACATCATAGAGGACTAATTTGTAGTTCATTTATAACTCTTCTATGGATGTAGTTTAACACTAAAGGAGAACACAATGGCTGTAAGAAGAAATCGCATAGTCAAACCATATAGAGGGAAGCTCTATGATATGGTGGTCAAGAACTTTGCTTATGTACCTGTCCTAAACGCAAAGGGGCAACAGGTTGAGCAGACAGATGGAGATGGTAATCCCATCAAAGGTAAAATCGCCAAAGTCAGACGCAAAGAAGTGACTGACGCATTTGAGATCTACTATAACATTTGTCTTGTGGATGAATACTTTAAGGTTCTTTATGAGGGGGGTCTTAAAGCAGGCAACCCCCCTTACCCAATGGCAACTCTCAGTAAAGACTTTGGGAAAAGTTGGAGGTTCTTGCTTCAAAAGTATGCCAAGAACGCACCAAAAGGCACAAGACAGCTTGCAACCAAAGTTGAGGCTCGACTCGAACATATCGACAATGCCATCAACAAAGGATTGGCTGGTGCATTAACAGGGACTGACATCAATAAGATCTTGGGTCTGCTCAAAGGGGCTACTAGTAGTACCGATTATAGAAGGACAATCGGTTTCTATGCCGATTTCATTAAACAAGCCTTCAATATGCTCGGCATCAATGTCATCTCCGAAGTTAAAAGCAATCCTAAGTTTAACATTCGGTATGTGCAGTTCTCTGTTGGGGATGAAATCAGTGATCTGATCGCCAACTCTAGTGAAATGGTCGCAAGTGAGATCACAAAAGCTCAAAAGCTGAAGAAACTCAGAGATGCGAAGCTCAAATCTTCTTTGCTAGAAGAGGGCTACCATGTCGAGACACAGCCTGTCTATTTGACTGGTGGTGTAGCGTACCTCACTGTTGCTTACGATCAACAAGCAACGAAGATACCTAAGCCACGAAACAAGCCTAAAGCTCCTACTTTCACTAAGGGGGATAAAGAGGTCATTCTTTCTTTAGAGAGCTTGGTGACTGAAGATACTGTCTACGAATCTAATACTGATCCAAAAGAATTTTTCGTTGCACCCAAGTGTTCAATCGAAAAGGATGAGAGTGGTAAACCTACCCTTTCTTATGAGCCTGGTGAAAAAGAGAAGAACGAACTCATTACTCGGCAGATTGCATCTGCTAAAATCAAAGCTAGATTGTTCTCTGTTCCTCAGTTTAAAGAGGGGTATGGCAGACTCCCTAATGGAGAACCAGAAGCAGGGTATGACTCAAGAGGTAGACCAAGATTTAAGTATGTTGTACCTAAGTCTCGTCTTAAGTTCTACAACAGGGCTGTTAGATTGTTTGAAAAGCTCTTAGAGTTTAGAGCAATCTGCGAGAATAAAGCCTCTCAGAGTCTGGAAGTATATAACTACCGACTCGCTATGAAACCTCTTATTAAAGGTGTTTATAGTAGTGACTTTACTGATGAGCTTGGCAATACCTACAAACGCTTTAATAACATGGAAAATCTTGCTAAGAAGGTTCTTGATAAGCGTAAGAAGGAACTCAATAAGAGGTTGGCACAGCCTAAGATCTCAACAGAGGTAATAACGGTCAAAAACTATCCCGATTGGGATGGGAAAAAGGTCGTATATTCTGATCGTAAAGTTAAGATTGCTAAGTTCGAGTATCCTACTAGTGTAGGGAGCAGATCACACAATCCAATTCACCACAAGGATCTTTTACAGGAAGCCTTGAACCGTATCAACTTAGGCAGAAACCCCGAACTCGATTCAAGCCTCAGAGATAAAGTTCTGACCCCCTCATTTAGAGAGATCAAAGGATCTGAGGGTCTGACTAAGACTTTTCAACTTGTTACTTTGAAAGACTCTGAAGGTAAAGCTAGAGAAATCATCGTAGCTGGTAGATATGCAGGGTATGAGCTTGACACCATCTTGAACATGGAGGGTCGCTTTCTTGAAGGGGGCTATGTCAAAAAAGAAGGTGGACGCTCAGTTAAAGTCGAAACAGATCGTATCGCTTTTGATGGTAAGGGAAATGCTCGCACTGTAGATCAGATCCAAGATGGGAACACTTGGACTTATAAGCAAAGGCTCATTGAACCTTACATTACGGTCAACCCAAAAACAGGTGTTCTTACTCTTGGTATTCCAGGTGGGAATGATAGTAAAGCAGATCGAAACATTATGAAGGATCTTGCCTCCAAGATTTCTTCTATTAATGACTTGAGAGATCCAACACTGCCTAAAGGTCATATGGGTAAAAATCCCTTCTTCACTTTCTCTGCTGAAGACTTTGAGACTATTCGTGACTCTCTTGGTTCGGTAGCGTTAAGTGAGTCGGCCTCTAAGTTTATGGATGAGTATTATGCCAAACTTAGAGCTAAAGAAAACGCTCTAACTGTTGAAAACACAGAGCGTTTCACTCCCGAAGCTCTTGGTGGTTTTGTTAGCAAGCTACCAAATAATAAGCCGTTCAAGTTCAATAACAAACAAAAAGAAGCAGCCGCTTGGCTTGAAGCATCAGGTATGCAGGGAGTTGTTGCTCTTGATACAGGTGTTGGTAAGACTCTTACCTCTCTTGTTGCGATTAAAAAAGCAATCAATGAGGGCATGGAAGAGGGTGGCGAAGGAGAAAATCGTAGATTCCTCTATATTTCACCTAAGAGTCTTGTTGGGAACTTGAAAAAAGAAGTGCTTAACTTTATGGTCGAGGGTGGAGATGACTTTGTTCGAGCTGACGGTAAAGTTGAGACAACCCCTAACTGGCAAAAGATCGTGCTTGATCGCATTGATGAGATGTCTTATGAGGACTTTGTTGCAGACTTTAAGAGTTCTGAAGGCATTGATGATCTCATCTTAGATATGGATAACGGTAAAGAGGTTGTTGCTGATACAAGCCGTCTTGCTCGTGAAAACAAGCATCAAGGAAAAGAAGCGACAATCACTTATGAAGTTATGTATAAAAATGGCCAAGAAGTCTCAAGAAAAGAAGTCGATTTCCAACTCGGAAACTTGATTGACCCGACTATTGTTCGCACAGCTTCTCGTGGTGATGAGGTAAGGACTATCCAAGAACTCGTTTCTTATCCTGCTCTATCACCCTCTGAAAAGGAAGCAAAGAAAAAAGAACTTAGTAAGTCTCGTAGGAAGCTCAATAAGCTCAAGAAGGAAGCTAAGGTTAAATCTTCTCCAGCTTTGAATAAGAAGTATCAGGACAGATACTATGCTTGTTTCTTTGATGAGATCAATGAGATCTTCCAAAAGGGTACTGAGGGTAAAGACAAAAACTATGCAGTGTCCTCTCTTGGACACCCTCGCAAAGTTTTCTTAACGGCTTCAGCACTTGATCGTGATCCTGTTGACCTTTATAGACTCGCTACTCTAGCTAAAGGTAAAGTTCCTACAGCAAAGAGTGAAAAAGCCTTTGCAAACAAATATGGTGTTGTTCTCGCAGGCCGTATGGTCGCACTGAAGCCAAATAAGGAGCTACAAGAGCAGTTTCATAACTGGGTCAAAGAGAACTCTTACTTTGCACCTAAGATGGACATTTCTTACGATTCTATGGGTGTTGATTACCAAGAGGTTGGTCTACCAAAACTCTTGGAACTCAAGTCTCGTACTCTTACTACTCGTATGCCTCGTGCCATACAGCGAAAGTACAAAGAGGAAGCCAAAGTTATTTCGGGTGAGCTTAAAGCAATGGTGGCTAAGTATCGTGATCTTAGGCATAAACTCGCCACTTTGAAAGATACTGATGGTGAGTTCTTTGATCGCACAAAGAGTAAGGCATACCAAGACCTCACTAAAGCTACCTCTAAAGTAAAAACAGCCCTAAACAAGCTCATTAAGATTTCTTCTGAGGGTATGTTTAAAGCTGATGCTGGGTCTAAGGTCTTTAAAGACAACTCGCAAGAGAAGTGCCTCTATTTCTGCTCGAACTTTAAACTTGCTGAGTCTCTTATCAAGAAGAACAGCAAGATCCGTAGAGATAAAGTTCATGCTGTCCTTTGGGCTAAAGAAATCATCTTCTATAAGAACGGTGATGTTGTTGCTAAAGTCGAAGATAAAGATAACATGAGTGTTCATGTTTTCGATGGTCTATATGAAGACAAAGGCATCTACAGCAAGATGGCATCCGAAGAAGAGGAAGATACTGAAACAGAGTCAACATGGGCTATGGACATCTCAAAGAAGTATGTCAGAGAGAATGACTCTTTAGCGAGTGCCGTTTGCTCGGATAACTACGCTCGCGGTTTCAACTTTCAAACCTTCACTAAGGTCATCCACCTTGATCGTGGTAAAGGGTTTGATTCCGAACTCTTGAAGCAGAGAACAGCTCGTGCTTATCGTGGCGGTCAAAGTAAGCAAGTAGAAGAAATCTACATTGACGCTACATTCGCTCCAGAATCTGACTCTGAGGGTACTGTCAGTGATAATGCTCGTGGACTCAAAGTTGATCTTAAAAATGCTCGTTCTCTTGAGAGGAGAGAGCTTGAAGAGGGTAAGACCTATCAAACATTCATTTGGGACGAAGATGATTGGATTCTTTCAGACACTTTCACATTCACTACCGAAGAAGATGAGGAAGGGATTCTTCAAGCCAAGCTCACTGAGATATTCAACACTATGGGTTATGTTAATCCTGTAAACCTCTCAAGTGCTGAAGAGCCTATTAAGAGGATCGTTCTTCGAGAAGGTATGGACATTAATGAGCGAGCTACTGTTAAAGATGACTTTGATATGCTCTCTATTGACCAAATCAAGTCTTTGGTTAATGAGGCAGATCAAGATTTCTTCCAAGACATCATCGTTAATGGCTTGAAGTCAGACCTTACTGCTCGTCTTGATGCCCGTGTCTCTGACACAGGTGTTGCGATTAAAACCCCTGCTATGATGAGGGCTGTCCTTAATCCAACAGAGGAGAACTGCGTCAGAGCTGAAAAAGAGCTTGAGGAGTACGATGCGAACCCACTAAGCCACATCACTTTTGATCCAGGTCGTTATGATGATGCTGATCTATGGTTGGCAGGTAGGTTCAATGCAGATGGTTCTAGTCTCACTAAGAAGCAGAAGCAAACCATAGACCTTATGGGTGGGCCTCAAATCGCCAACTACATTATGAATGAAGGAATGGGTTTTGTCAGTCGTGATAAGATCAACATAGGTAGCAACAGGTACATTACAAGTGCTGATGTTAAAATAGGGTCTGACTACATCAACAATGGGTATGTTAAGGCTAAACCATGTGCTCCTAGAGGTTTCTCTCCGAGGTTCTTGTTTGCAGAAATAGCTACTGCAAAACGCATGGGCATAAAATATATTGTATGCCTCGCCGCAGGAGAGGCAGGATCGGGTAACTATAGTGGCTATGCAGTTTGGCCTAAGTTCGGTTTCACTACACGAGTTAACCTAACATCAATGCTCGGTAGAGTTAGAAGAGACAACCCTAACTATGTTTATACTCAAGCTGTTAAAAAGATCATGGGTGAGGATCCAGGTCAAGTTGATCTATTAGATTTATTGGTTATTACTGCCGACATTGTAACCAAGAAAGTTCCAAAGCCAGAAGCTGATGCCTATCAAAGAGCGGTAAAGGCATGGAAAGAAGCTAAGAATAATGCTCTTGGTTCACGACCTGTAATACCAGTTCCTGAGCGGTGGGAAGTTGGTGATCGAATCAAAGCTGATGGCGATCAAGTCAGAACATATCGTCCTAGTCTAATGGGCATGGAAGGTGTCGTTTTGAGTGTTGATAATAATTTGGTTGAGTTTAAACTTGATAATGGCTTTACAAGCCGTGTCCCTAAGACTACTAGTTTAATCAGCCTTGTAACACCTCGTCCTAGTGTAGATACGACAGCCATCCAAGAAGAGATGGCTGAATGGGATCTAAGAAATGCCGAGTATGAGAGTGATAACCCTCTCCCTCAGAAGCCAGAAGGGAAGGAGTCAACAGAGTACGGAGTCGCTGTTGGTGAGAAACTGTGGGGCTTGTATGGGAGTGGTACGACTATGAGATTAAATCTTCAAGACGGTTCTAAATCTATGAAGATCGCTAACGCTTATCTCAAGAAGAAGGCTCTTGAATCAAATCTTGAAGTAAATGATTTCCTCAACTCCCCATTGGATCTCCTTAACACAGAAGATCCTTGGTGTTGGGAGCAAGAAATCGACAAGGTTTATGTCAAGGGTCAAAAGGTCAAGTGGACTGATGTTGTTCGTGAGTATCCAGAAGCGTATCGTACTGCATGGTATGCACATAAGGGTCTTCGTGAGAAGATTGCCCTACTCGCAGGTTCTGAAAAGAATTTCGAGGCACACATGAAGAAATATGGCTTGATTGATCCTCAAACTGAACACAGAACTCCTGAACCAGATCTTCGTGCTCGTCAGAGCATGACTGTTGGTCAAGAGCAAAGTGCTAATAAAGAATACAGTGCAGAGAATGTGCAACAGAGAGTTAAACTTGGATCAGAGTTGAAAGGTTCTGACTATAGACTTTGGGAAGACTCTCAAGATCCTTGTTTACAAGCCATTTGGGAAAAGTTAAGACTTGAGAACTACGCAGGGCAAATCGTTGCCGAGTTGATCGAGGGCGAAGAAGATCCCGATCTCATTCAAGCTCAAAGAGCAAGGAAGAACAAATAAGATGGAAGATTTAGCTACTATCGAAGAATGGGTTGATTACATCAACCAAATCCCCATGATGGATATGATTAGCCACGCTAAACTTATCGGTTCTGTCTCTTTCGAGGAAGAGAGATCAGATGAGGGATATGATGACGAGGACATTTTGGTCATCTATCAAGTTCTTGCTAAAAGGTTCTTAGAACTCGAAATGCGTGTTCCCGATATGATGGACAATGCTTGTGTTAGCTTTAGAGAGATTGCCGCAGGTGTCTTCACTCCGTAATGATTGATAATCTCCTTGAGATGGTATAAAGGATCAATTCCATCATTTCAAGGAGATTACCCCATGAACGAGTCCGTCTATCAAGCTCTAAAAATGGCTGAAGAGTATCACTCACGCAAATATGCCTCGAACTCAGATCAAGCATATCCTACCATTACAGAAATATTGACTACAGCAAGGGAGATTTTCGAGTTTATCAACGCTTTAAGTGGTGATGAGGTCGAAGAGTTCCCATTGGATGTCAGTGATATAGTGTAATCTTTTTATTGTCTATGCCCTATGTATTAGAGGGTATAGACAATGAACAATCCGTACACACAAAAACAAGATGATATTAGGGTTTGTGTAGAAGCAAACTTCAAGGGTATCTCCTACCCTAAATACATCTTCACTGTGTTGTCCGAGTGTGGCTTTTCATACGATAGAAATCATGACGGTATTGTCTTTATTCATAATCAAGATACAGACCTAACCCTCTTGATCACCTTAGACCGAAGACAAAAGTGGCATCACCTCATAGCGTATAAACACTCTAAATGGACGCTAACCTATGAAGGTGATGTCGAGTACCATGTCTTTGGGAATGATGTCTTAAAGACTATACGAAGGGCTTATGATCACTGGCATGGTCTTTAAAAAGATCGTAAGGTTTCAATCTCCCAACCAGTATCCTTTTTGTTTTTTAGGTTTCCTAGACCTCAGAGCCTTTTCACCTTCTTCCCAATTTTTTAGGTCTTCATGTATGTTTCCTGTAGCTTTAATGAGGTCTTTTGCGTCAACCACCACGAGTCTCATACCTAATGAAATCTCTATTTTCATCTCACTAATTTTTCCCTCCACAGTTGCGGGCATCCTCGGCCCACCATTGTCCCATTCCGATTGAGTAATAAGCATTACTGAGTCTCCTCTCCTCAACTCCCATCCTTTGACAGATTGTTTTTCGAGCCGAGCGATCCTTAGTTCAAGATTTCTTAGGATTTCAGTAGCTGATCTTCTCATAAGGTTTCTCCTTAAATGAGATTGTTGAATGGTTCATGTCTATCGGGGGGTATAAATAAACTATAAAAGGAGGTTCATTTATGAGAATCATTGTAGAGGGTCTTATCGGTGTCGGTAAGTCCACATTCACAAAAGAAGCCAGCAAATACTTCAACCTTACCCCTATGTATGAGTCGGTTGATGATAACCCTTTCCTTGAAAAGTTTTATTCGGACGACCCAAGCCGATGGGCGTATACGCTTCAAATGCACTTCCTCTATGACAGGTTCTCAAAACATCTTCCAGAAAACACCTTGCTTGATCGCTCAATTTTTGGAGACTCTTGCTTTGCTAACATCTTAAAAGATGATGGAGTCCTTACCGAAGATGAATACAGTTCGTACATGAAGCACTTTAATATGCTCACACCTTATATCCCTCATGTCGATGTCTGTATTCATCTCCATGTCAGCGTGGAACAAGCTATGGAAAGGATTTCTAAACGAGGGAGAGGATTTGAGTCGGGTATCGAGGAGTCTTACCTGCATAAGCTACAGGCTCAAGTCATGCAAATACCAGACAGACTCCCTAAAGACACTAAATACATCAAGCTCGATTGGTACGACATGGATGAGGGTCAGAGGCTAGATGTCATCCGTCAGATCCTATGACTAGCCTCTTTACGACATAACCCTTAGCGATCTTTTGGGGAGCATTTCTCTCAAAGTACGCTCTGTCTTTGATGACCTCTTTCAGATAGGTAGTGCCAAGACTACCAGAGCGTATGAGAACCTTACCTTCCTCTAGGGTCTTGGCTTCCCAAACCATAATCCTCATCTTCGTGAAGTCATTATGCTCAAGGCGAAGAGTGAATGAGGGTGATAGATTACATTGTGTTACAGCGTCAATAGCCATACCTCTTACCTCTTAGTCAGTTGTTGCACTAAGTTAGGAAGATACTCCTCTGCCTTCTCAGTGATGTATTTGAAGCTCTTGGACTCTTGGGTAGGACTAGGGTCGATGATATACATCGGCTTCCTCATTTGCTTACCCGCTTGAACCACCATTGCTGTGATCCCTACAGAGAAGCTAGTACCGATAAAGATCACCATATCGGCTTCCTCGATAGCTTCCATAGCATCATCTAAGCGATAGTCCTCATGAGAACCATAAAACTCATCGAACCACAGTGCGTGTGTCCTCAGTGGGACATCGCATTTAGGACACATAGGTAGATCGTTCGGGTCTTTGGTCTGTTCAAACTTCTGATAGTCTGCCCATACCTCGCTCATCGGGATTGAACCTCTCGGCTCTCCATGATCGCACCCATGATTAGGGCAACGCACAGCGTTAGTCGTTCCATGTATCTCGATGACATTTTGTGAACCAGCCTTGTTGTGTAGGTGATCCACATTTTGTGTGATGATGTCAAAGGTTTTACCTTCTGACACACACCATGTTTCAAGCTCCACGAGAGCTTTATGAGCGTCATTAGGCTCAAGGGCAAAGACACCTTTGAACTTTTCTAAATACCATTCCCATGCCTTCGCTGGGTTTCGATTGAAGTATGCCTGTGTGCCTTTCTCAAGGACATCATTAGCCCACACAGCATCCTCTCCTGTTCTCCATGCTTGGATTCCCGATGAGGTGCTTATTCCAGCACCTGTTACGATTAAGATGTTATCTGATGTTTTGATTGAGTTTAGCATGATAAGTTCACCTCCTTTACGAAGTAGCCTTTGGCTAGTTTTTGTGGGGCTTTCTTCTCGAAGTAAGCCCTGTTCTTCATGATTGACTGACCCCAATCTCCGATACGACCATAACGGATGAGGACATCTCCATTTGGGCGACCTGTAGCCTCCCAAAACTTGTAGTGTCCATCCTTATGCTCTAAACGGAGTCGAAAAGTGGGTGATAGATTACATTGTGTGATAGTGTCTATAGCCATGTTGGTTCTCCTGTTTAAGCGTTTAAGGTGAAGTAAATACGAATGTCCATTTCACCTCGTAGGTACTCCTCGTCTTTATTTGTCTCAATCTGACTGATTGAGATCCCCATCTCTTTTAAGTCTGTGTCTTTCTTTAGTTCAGATTTACCTCTGGGGTTAAGGCGATCTTCACCCTCAGAGATGAACCCTCCGTAGTAGTATGATTCTCCGACCCATGACCCCACCCCATCTGTGGTGGTGCAATCTCCATATGCGTAGAGGATAGCAGACTCAAAAGCCTCTGCTAGCTTCTCTTTAAGATCGTGATTCATTTTGTTCTCCTTTAGTGAGTGAGGGTTGGTGAGTGGTAGTTCCTCACATAAAGGCATAAACAAGGGGTTACAAATCCAACTTTATCTTACTTTATAAGGGTTTGAGTTTTGGCAGAGGGTGTTTGTAACCCCTTATTTAGAGCATTATGTCGAGGTTGACATTGACCTCATCAACTCACTCCCAAACGGAGAACCAAACATGATCAGCACATTATCCGCTTTTTTCATCACTATCATCGCTTCAGCTATCCACAGTGCGTGGGAAATGGCTGTTGCCTCTCTATCTAAGGCAGAGGTTAAGTCTGCCTGTAAGAACAAGGTCTTCGGATCTTGTGCCTTGAACAAGGTGATGAATGATAAAGAGTCGTTCATCAGCACCAATACGATCTGTAATAACATCGCCAACATCATGGGTAGTGGTGTGGTCGGTACAAATGCAGGTCTGTGGCTTGGTAGTGAGTATGTTGGTTTGGTGATGGGTATCCTCACTTTCACTATCATCATCTGTAGTGAGATCATCCCGAAAGCGTATGGGACGAATAACCCACTCTTTGTGGGTCGTATATTCGCTCCTGTGATGGTTTTACTGTCATGGGTACTCACTCCTATCAACTGGATGATAGGAAAGCTCACAGCTCGTTTTAAGAGTTCAGAGCCTAGTGCAATCGTTGAGAAGATCTACGAGGGTACATACAACCTTTCACTCACGACTGTTGAGCAGGTTGGTACTCCACGAGTCAACATGACCACTGTCCGATCTGATGAGCGTCTTGAGGACATCAAGCCCTCTCTCTTTGAGAGTCAGCACTCACGACTTGTCGTACTTGGTAAGAGCCGAGATGATGTACAAGGTATCATGCTCCTTAAAGACGCTTTCCAATCACTCGCTAAGGATGAGAACCCGACTGTCCAAGAACTTACTCGTACTGTCCTCAAGGTTGAATCGAACATCACCTGTGAGGAAATGTTCAAACAGTTCACTACAAGCAAGACCCACCTTGCTGTCATGGTCGATGACTTTGGTGGAACAGATGGTGTTGTAAGTCTTGAGGACATCATGGAGCTTATGACCCAAACCGAGATCCAAGACGAAACAGATGAGCAAGTCTGTATGCGTGAGGTCGGGTAATCATATAAACCAAGACACTGAAACGCTCTTAGTCGCCTTGTCAGAGATTGAGAGAAGATGCCCTAGCTTATGACTCTCATTGTTGAAGAAGAAAAGCACCCGACTTTACAGACGCTTGGAGAGTCACTTTAACGGACTCCGAGTCCATAGAACAAACAATCACTGAGCTGTTCAGCTCACTACTAGGAGAACATATGAATAAGCAACAAATTGCAGAGAACCTTTGTCGTATCAAAGCTCTCAAAGACGCACTCGATGCAGAGATCAAATCTTTGCGTCAGTATATCCCTGTAGGGGAAAAGATCGAGACTCCTCTTGGGGCTGTGAATCATGTGGACGCATCACGCACATCTTATGATGAGTCTGCATTACTATCCGAGCTGATTAAGCTCGGTATAGACCCCACTACCATCGGTGAAGTGGTAGTCAAGGTGGATCGTAAAAAGTTCGCTAATGCGATCTTAAAGGGAGACATCCCATCAAGCCTTGTCGATGACTACAGCGAGACTAAACCTGTGCCACAGCTCAAAATCAAGCCTAACCTAGACGCTCAAGACTTAGATAAGGACACAAAAACTCGTATCGCTTCCTTAACTGAGAAGCGATAAGTGGGTCGCTAAGAGCTATAATGGAAAATAGCTGATTGAAGCCTTTAGGGAGTGTTAAGGATAAAAAGAGTTTGGTGTCTGCCCGACTTGTGGATACACTTTATTTTAGGAATTGTCTTGAAAGGAGCGTGGTATGATTGATATAGATCTTCTCTTGATAGAAAGCCTCAAGGAACAGCAAAGACAGCGTGAGGCGAGTCGTAGACTTTGGCTACCGGTTTCAGAACCAGAGATAAAACCGAAGCCTAATGAAGAACACAGAGAACCCAAAAGGGTGATTGACATACAACTTTAACTGCATGGAGATACAGTGAAACAACTGATTTTGGTACGAGGGTTAAGTGGGTCGGGAAAAACAAGTCTAGCAGAGACAATTTGTGGAGATTTGGAAGATCGGATCATGGTGTCGGCTGACGATTTCTTCGTTGATGACAATGGTGTTTATAACTTTAACCATGAAGCGTTGAAAGAGGCTCACTCTTGGTGTCAAAAAGAGTGCCTTGAAGCTATGGGGGATGACTATCAGATTATTGTCGTCCATAACACTTTCACTCGAAAGTGGGAGTGTGACCCTTACATGGAAATGGCGAATAAGAATGACTATTTCGTACAGGTCATCAACCTCTATGACGGAGGGTTATCAGATCGTCAGCTCACTGAGAGGTGTGAACACAATGTCCCAGCTCATGTGATCCAAAAACAACGCAAGAGGTGGGATAAAGATGTGTATCGAGAGAAGCGTCCTCACCATTACAACCAACCGCATTACAATCAGCCTCCGCCCCCACACTATAACCCACACTATAACCCACACTATAATCCTCACTATAATCCCCACTATGATAATAGAAATCAACCTCGTGGGAACTTTCGTAGAAAAGAACCTCGTTGGTAAGTCATCGTAACCCCTTATTTATATAATAGTAGGACAACTCTATAAGGATAAAGATAAGGATAAGTTATGAGTGATTACCGAGTAGGACACCAACTTCTAGTTGGTAAAACAACGCTAAAGACGATGACGATCATTGGTGTCCTCATCCACAACCAAAGTTTTCAAGTTGTAGATGAGGGGGGGAATCTCTTCAATGACTTTCGTCTTGACAATGAAGATGTCTTTGCGATTCAGACTAATAACATCACCCAACCCGAAACGCAGAATGCAGAGGGTCGGTTCACAGTCGAGGGTGATGAACAGGTGAGCCACGAACCTAAATGGGACTGTGGTCAAAAAGTCGAGTTTGAGTGTGAGGTGAAAGGGGCTACCCTTAAAGTAGAGGGTTTTATCACCCGAAACTTTTGGAGCAATTTTTATCTTTTATCCGAAGTGGGCGTTTCTGTACCGAATAGGTGTTGGAAAGTAGCCCACTCAAAGATTAAAAAGATCGTTTAATACCACCCATCGCTATCTAACATCTCGGTCATCTCTTCTGATGTTATCTTAGTAGTAATGAGTCTATGTGCTGTCCGACAAAAGACAACGAAAATTAATAAGGCTAACATAATCTGTCCTTGTAGTTTTTGATTGCCCGATAGCAGTTCGATCTGTTTTCATATCCGAGCATTTTAGAAATCTTGTCGTAGGTATAACCTTGCTGTCGGAGAGTATACGCTACTTGACCCTTATTATAAGATTGAGTCGTGGGGATGCCATTCATTTCGGAATATCTACGAATGTAGTTTTTAACTGTGGATCTACAGACACCTAAGTATCGAGCAATGTCTCTGACACTCATTGTATTGTAGTATAGATTAAAGGCTAACTTATAATCTGGTTTAAGTCGTGGGTATACTAGGTTGTTAGTATAAGCATATTTCTTAACATAGTGTCGGATCGTACTTTGCTTAACACCAAAGTGTTCTTCAAGCAGAGGGTAGTTTATGCCCTGTATATACATCTGATACGCTTCGTAAGCCCATGACTTCATACTTTTACAACCTCAATACGAGCCATCTTTTCATTTAACTGTGCTTGCATCTTTTGTAAGATCTTGATGTCCTCATCACTAAGTGTGTCTTTATGCCTTGATAGATCGCTGTGTGAAACAACGCATGACCCCTCTTTAAAGCAAAGATCACTCGCTCTCGTCAGAACTTCCATCCAGACGAGACTTGTAGTAAATGCACCACAATTTTCTTCGATGATAAAGTGAATATGAGGACAGACTAACCGAGCTTTTATTTCTAAGGCTCGGTTGAGATCGCAAACCAAGTGTAAAACCATAGTTTATCCGAAAAGAGTGTCCCACCAACAAGCACAATCCCATTTTTTAGCTGTGATGTGGTGGTGTCCAATGACTCCTGTAAAGTCGCCTGTGAGATAGCTCTTATCAACAACCCCATGATAGAAATCTCCATCATAAGACTGACCGTCTGACCCACAAGGGAACTGATAAGGGATGTCGAGTGCCTTACAGAGACTCTTAACAGCTTCACGAACAGCGAGAGCGACATTTGGGTCTAAGGAGATGATACGCTTATCTCCACGACCTGTATCGTTAGTTGTTTCATGAACATCATAACCCTTCTTTACATAGTGGTTCTTCCACTTGAGTGAGGGTTGCTGACAGATGTCGATACCAACTGAGTATGAGTTCGCCCATCCACCATGCCATGACTTGTGGTTAAGATCGAGGTATTGATAAATAGCAGGTTGCCCTTCTTTATTCAGACCAATACCTGCGTGTGAACTAACTTGCCTGTCTGGACTAGAGAAGATCCTATGGCAATGGTGAGGATCAAGGCCACCCCAATGAACAACAATGATGGTAGGCTTCTTCCCTCTACGAGATGAAAAATGTCCAAACCTGTGAAGATCAAGCCCCCCTTTTTGGTCGAAATTTACGATCTCAACATCGGGGTCTATTTCTACACCTACTCTGCGATCATTGATCGTCCAATATGCTTGACCATCTTCAATGCGATTAAACCTCTTTAACATGGCAGACCATGTTCCACGACCCATCTTCCCATCAACACTAGAACCAGCACCAAATGCGTCTTCTTGGAACGCTTCTACTGCAAGAGCGAAGTCTGTATCGTCAACCTCTTTTGCTAAATTAGGGTAGGCTTCAATAGCTAGTTGAGGTATTTGACCCCCCCAACCAACAGACACACTTGCTTTTTTATTATATGAGCAAGCGTTAGCTCTTGTTTGTATAACTATAGAGGACATTGTTCACCTTTCTACTGTGAGTTTCATTCATGTCGTTATCTCTATTTATACCTACAATAAACGAACTATCATCACTTTTAGTTTTGAGTCATGCGAGCAATGGGGGAACAGTCCTACTCTCTCGCAACAACAAGATTTGGAATAATCTATCTGCTAAGTCCATTATCAATGCTTACCACCCCCCTTTAGAAGCAAGAGTCATTCAGACCTCTTTATTAGAACTGTGTAAATCTGGTGACGGATGTAAACTCGGTGCGTTTATTACTATTTCTCTATTGAGGTCTTTTCATCGTCATTACGGTGAAGTCCACCCTAAGAGTACAGAGGGGGTTAAAAGAGCAGTCAATATCGCTGTAGATGCTGTGCCGAGATATGACTCCAACCAAGAGATCCTAAAAGAAATAGGACTCCAAAGTGAGCTTAATGAGGAGTCCATAGATAAAATCTCAGAAGCAATTTACCTCGCAGGGTCTTTATCTTCTCATGTTTCTCTTGAAAAATGGGAGGGTAATGGGTGCGAGGTAGTCGAAACAGAGTCCTTCCATGCTTCTTTAAAGGTACACCACGATAAAGAAGCATATCTTAAAGGTCCAATGTTCGCTTTGTTTAGCCGTCCTGTATTTGAAATAGACCATGTACTCAACGCTATGGAACTCATGGGTTCATTCGAGGGTAGACCGCTAGTCATCATTGCTCCTATGGTCGGGGGGAAAGCCCTACAAGCAATCAAGATGAACAATCATAAGGGTACACTTGAAGTGTACGCTTGTGATGCCCCTAGAGTGATTTGGGGTAAAGGATGGTTAGATGACTTTGCCTCGTTTACAGGAGCTACTGTTGTTGATCAGAAGTACGAGAAGTTTGTGCCAGATTTCTATGGTTCAGCTATTAACTCCGTCCTTAACTACACAGAAATGATTACAGACCCTTATGATGACCATGTAGATAAAACAGCAGACCGAGTAGATGAACTACTTAGAGAAGCAGAGACTTGTCCTCACCCTCATACACAAGATTTACTACGCAAAAGAGCTAATGCCCTTAACGGAACGCTCGTTCGTTTAAGGGTAGGGGGGGCAACCGAAGCCGAAGCTAGGTGGAGAAGGGTTCTTGCCGAGAAAGCCTTGATTTCTATGATGGACGCAAAGGCAAATGGTTATGTCAAAGGAGCGATCCCCACTCTCTATAACATCAAGACTGGAAACGACTACCTAGACAGAGCGTTGAAAGCACCTTTTAAAATCGTATGTCATAACTTAGGCAAGGCTGAGAATGACTCCAGCGTATGGGATATGAAAGAACTCTATGAACCCTTCCCTGTTGGTAGACTAATAGAGTTATTAGACAAATCCATATCAATAGCCACAACTTTAGGGTCTGTGGGTTATATAGTAAGGAGTAAGAAGTGATCATCACATTACTTAGAAAGCCCCTAGATGGGACAGTAGCTGAGAACACCCTTAAACATGGGTGTGGAGCTATCAATATAGATGCAACTAGGGTTTCTTTTGAAGAGAAAGAAAATGTCAACTTTGAAGCAAGACAAAGACAACAAACAGCCTCCTACAAGGAAAGTGGTTGGTCTGGTCATGTTGCTCAAGTTGGCTCTGATATACAGATGTATAAAGAAAAGGGTAGATGGCCAGCTAACTTTATTCTGACCCATAAAGAGGGTTGTGAATTAATAGGAACTAAGAAAGTTAAATCGGGAACTGCTATCTTAGATAATAAAACCAAGATTAAGCGTGTAGCATATGGTGACTTTGACCCTGTGGGTATAGCAGGGTATGCAGGGTATGCAGATAAAGATGGGAAAGAAACTATATCTGATTGGGCTTGCGTGGAGGGTTGCCCAGTTCAAGAGTTAGATAGTGGTGGAGCTTCTAGGTTCTTCAAACAATTTAAGAAAGACAATGACCAATGATAGAGATTAAAATAGGAGACTGCACAGACAGACTCAAAGACCTAGAAGATAACTCTGTAGATGCAATCATCTGTGATCCCCCTTATGGACTAAAGTTTATGTCTAAAGGTTGGGATGATATAGGAGATGGATCTCAACAAAGAGAATGGCATAGGGGTTGGCTTACAGAGACTCATAGAGTCCTAAAACCGAATGGAGTCCTCAAAGCGTTCAGTGGATCGAGGACATTCCATCACTTAATAGCGATGATGGAAGAAATAGGTTTCTCAGAACTTCGGGTAGAAGCATGGGCTTATGGTTCTGGCTTTCCAAAATCTCATAACCTCGCCAAACAGTTTGAGAAGAAAATAGGGGTTGAGGGAGAAATCATAGGCCACAAGCCAGGAGTCACTGTGGAGGACTCACAGGGTCATGGGGGTATTGCACGAGGTGGTGTCGGTATCGTTCAAAAGAACGCTATGATACCAATCAGAGCTTTAGTGTCTGATGAGGCTAAACAATGGGATGGGTGGGGTACGGCTCTTAAACCAGCATTTGAACCAGTTTGTATAGGAGTTAAACAATGATCATCACATTACTTAGAAAGCCCCTAGATGGGACAGTAACTGAGAACACCCTTAAACATGGGTGTGGGGCTATAAACATAGATGGCACTAGGGTTGGAGATATAGTCCAAGACACATCTAAGAATGGCCGCTCCCATAAAAGACAAAAAAGCACAGTCTTTCAATCTAAATTTAAAAAAGATTTTGAAGGAAAGACTACTATAGGAAGGTGGCCTGCTAACTTTATTCTTGTCGGAGATGATCCTATCAAAGAGATAGACCAACAAAGTGGTATAAGACCTAGTTGCAAAGGAAATGGGGATGCTCGTGTAGGGGATTCGGGACTGATTACACCTCTTCGGAGAGGAGCTTTGATTCCTAAAAATGATGTTGAGGGGGCTTCTCGGTTCTTCAAACAATTTAAGAAAGAAGATAACTAATGAAAGAAATGATTGATTACTTTAAATTAATGATAACCCCACCAATTGAAGATCCTATCGTCTTAGTGGGTAAGCCCTCTGAGATTGATTATGACAGCTTCATGGCTTTAGAGGGTGCTTCTATTCTCCCTATACATAATCCATCAGTACATGGCATTATTCTACTTGAAGAACCAACAGAAGAAGAGGCTAAACTAATAAGCAGTATTCTTCTTCCTGGTGCTCATGTTATCCTCATACCAGAGGACATTGGATACAATGGGGTCATCGCATTGGAAGATAGAGGGTTGGAAGTAAGAGACGCTATCTTTGTTGCAGATGGGGATAACGATTTCTATTACTGCTCGAAAGCAAGAAGATCTGAAAGAGAAGCAGGGCTTGATTCATTTGAAGAAAAAGAGGGTCATGGTGGAATGACTGCGACAAAGAATAAGG